TTGATATAACAGCTTGTGCTGTAGAGATTACCTTAGATGCTTCTGAGGCATCCTCACTAACCAATGCAGCGTTCTGTGATACCAGTGCTGCGGCTGCTGCTGCATCTGCAAGGGCAAGCTGTGAGGATTGAGCAGTCTCTGCCCAGGATTTAGTAACAGCGTCTTGAGCGTCTACAGGGTTTGCTACATTCTTTATAAGTTTTCCACCAGCATTAAAGGTCTGGTTGAAGTCAAGGGGGATTGTTGAGGCAGAAGCGTCAAAGGCTTCTTGGGATAGGTTAAACAGTTGTTGACTGTCTGCATCAAGAGCAGCTTCATTCAGTACAGAGCCGTCTTGGAAATCAACAACACGCGCTGTGCGTGATGAGGTTCTACGAACTTCTACGAATGCGCCTGATATTGGTGCTGTTGTTAGCTGAACTCTACTAGAGTCTAGCCACGTAAATGTGACGGCAACATTATCAACTTTAACACCTACTTCTGCTTGTTGAAGGTAGGTAAATGTAAGGTTGAATATTTGGTTGCTGCCATCACCTGTGTATGTCACAAAGGATAAGGCCATGTTAATTCTCTATGTTTTAAATAGGGGATAAAAGAAACCCCTCGACTGAGGGGCTTAGGTAGGTTAGTTAAAGATTGATTTTATTCTGTTTCCACGGGCTTCGATCTGCTCCTTAAATGCAGGAGAATCTCGATACATTACATTTTTAGCCATGCCACGGTAGCGGTTAACTATAGACTTAATCATCTTCACTTTGGGTGAAGTTATGTCTCCCTCTGCTGAGTGAGGAGCGTTACGATAAGAAGTGCTATTCATCATACGCTCTAAAGCATCATGCATATCAAGACCAGTGTTAGGGTCAATTGTTTCACCTAGAACTCGGTTGTATTTTGCATAAACAGATTCAGTCTCGTTATTGTCATAAACATCACGGTAATCCGTGTTAGTTATTCCTAAAGTATATGGAGGTTTGTCAATGATAGCTCTGTCAAAACTTTCAGATAATTTATAAATTTCATCTGCTACATCATCTTTAACAATTTCCACATTCTTAAACATATAACCAACGCCATAGTTTACTTCTAAACCAAATATAGAAACGTCATGGTTAGGCTTCATTACTTGGCGACCATAAATGTCATATTGCTTTCCTAGCTTCTCAGACATAATAGGAATTCTACGGCTAAACTTCTCCATTAAGGTTGTAGCTTCCCTTACATTTCTATCCTCATTCATCTGACTTAAGATGTTAGGGGTATGCGAAAGCGCCCAACTATGTATCAAGTTTGCTGACACATCAGGGTTTTGTATCGCTTCCATAAGCTGAGTTAGTGATTGAAAGTAAGCTTTGTTTAACACGTTATTAGAAACAACATGAACTAACATTCCTAATGTTTGGGTTGTTGCATCAGCAATATTGGTATCTGCTGTGTCCATCTTAGTAATGTAGTTAATGTCAGCAACAATGCCTAGCAGCAAACTAAAAGGCCCAAGCTTTGCATAACTAACCCATCGGTCACCTACTCTTATTGAGTGAGGTTGCCAACCTTTAGCTTTCATAGACTCACGCATTTTATAGTCAGCAGGGCCAGCACCTGTATACATTTCAGAATCTGCTGCATACCAAAGCCCTATAATGGCTGCGCCACCTAGTTGCTTACGTGCCTTAAGTTTAGCCTTAGCTACAGGAGAACCTTTTTGCATTATGTTCTTCTGCTTTCTACTGATATAACCAGACAACGGAATATACATTAGACCTTCTGACACTATGTTCAAAGGCGCACGTATAAATGGAACCACGAATAAACGACCCATACCTCCACCAGCGTTAGCCAGCTTGGTAATTGTTTCACCGATTACTCCTTCTAGGTCAGAAGTGAAGGTTGCCTCACGGACTTCCCGTAAGATTTCCTTGTCACGTATGCGTCCGTTACCATCTATCTTAGCTAGTAAGTTTTGCGTTAACAGTTCTTCAAACTTAGTATCGTCCTTAATGCCTGCTTTGGCAGCTTCAACAACAGTATCTGCGTAGATAAGAGAGCGAGAGCGATTAGCTTTAACACCTTCATCTAAGAACAGTAAGGCCAAGTGAGCAGCATGTACTCCCCTCTCCCATACGTTGCGCCTTAAAGCACTCATTGCTTGGAGAGATTCGTCTTGTTGACCTTCGACTTTAGTTACCATTGGGTCAGATATATGCTGTCCATTCTTCCAAGCCCGTGCAGCTTGCGACCAAGCGTCCTTAGCAAAGCGTCTGTTACCAGCCCACTGTGCTTTAGCTCTTAGACGCGCCTGCGCTTTAACAGTACCACGGCCTATATTGCCAGCCCATTCCCAGAATGGTTCAGTGTATAAGCGTGAAAGGTTAGAAATTGCAGCAGCTTCAATAGTTGAAGGGCCAGATAGCATCATTGCAGAACGGAAACGAATCCATTCCTGAAGCGCACCTTTAACAAATTTAGGAGAAAGTCTTTCCCTAAGTCCTTTAAGGTCTGTCTTGCCATTTGCAAACTTACCATTCTTAAGATTACCAGCTAGACTCATAGCTCGGATTGTAGCCGATAATGCAGCTACGTCTGCTTGTGCAGTACCGTTTACTAGGCCATCTGCTAACTTAGAATCACCTGACATTATTAGTCTGTAGTTACCTAGTCCTCTTGCAAACTCTCTGGAAATTAACTTAGTCATTTCCATTGTGTTAGCAAACAAGGCTGCTTTTTCTACAAGCTCAATTGACTCTGCAAAACTTAATTCATCAAGCTGTTTTTCAGCAAGCGCAAAGACACGCTCACCAAGAGATAAGTTCAGTTCTCTTAACGCTTGTGAACGGTGGCGTATCTTTTGAAGCTCCTCAGCATCATCTTTGAATTCCTCAATCAAAGCAGATATGTCTCCACCTGTCTCTTCCTTAATCCGTGCCGCCTCTTCTTGAGCGAAGTGCATAGATTCATCAAGAGTCTCAGGTGGGCCTAACCTTCTCTTAGCAGTTTGTGCCGAAGCAGACTCTAAGAAACCTTTGACATTATCAGAGGTTTCAAGACGCTCTGTGTTAAAGGTCTTTTTACCATTGTAAATATGGTTCCAATCCTCTCCAACATCGTTCTCAGGTTTGTTAAGCTCTTCAGCATTATTGTAAGAATCAGTTTCTCCATCTAAGCGTGGCTCTTCATCAGCTTCCCTAGCTACAACGCCCGTGTTAGGTTCAACATCTAGCAAGTCACCTTCGATAGGTTTAGATTCTCCACCTGTAGGAATTTCATCACCTAACAAATCATCATCGTTAGCCTTTCCACCTTCCCATCCAATACGCTCTGCTTGTAGGTCTAACTCTTCAGGGACATCTGTATTTAACTCAGTAGCAACATCAACCGTATCATCAGTAAGTTGCGGTACTTCATCAGTAACTTCATCAGTAACTTCATCAGCTTCTTTGACCATCTTACGGGTAACGAATTTACCAGCAATCCAGCCTATGCCTAAAGCGGCAGTGAAACCTATAGCAGCAGATGAGCCTACCTGAGTTACATCTGTCTTAGAGTAGTCACCTTGGTTATCTATGCCTTGTCTAAAGACATCGTCAGCAGCCATGTATGCGCCACCTTCGACTCCAGCCGTTAACGCAGCAGTACCTACAGTCTTGCTAACCATGCTCTTAAGAAGTGCAGTAGCACCGCCCTTTAAACCCACCTTGCCTAGTGCTTTAGCAAATATGCCAAAACCTAAGTAGGTTGTAGGGTCTGAGATAATACCTGTAGCTGCCCTTCCAACATGCCGCATTTCTACAGGCATATCATCATAGCGTTTCATAGAGCGTATCAAAGCCATCTGTGCATCTTCAGGCCACTCACCTACATTCATAGCAGTTAAGCCTAAGTCTTTTAGGTTCCACTGTAGTTGACCTATAGCTTGCATGGCTCCTTCTGCATACTGCTCATCACTGTGTTGATAAGCTTCAGAAGCAGCTTCTATGCCAGCCTGTAGTTCATCAATACCAACAGCAGGCTTAAACATAGTGTCAGTGCCTTGCTGCTCAACCATAAACTCCTTAGAGCCTAGCGTCTTATCTACTACAGGCATGAAGTCAGCTAATGTTTTAGCATCTTGAATAAATGATGTGTCAGTAAGCCAATCATCTTCAGTTTTTTCTACTGTTTCAAAGTCACTATCTGACAATGAGTCTTGTTCAAAGTCAGAATCTGTTAAAGCAGTATTAACTTCACGATTTTCTATACCATCTATATCAAAGTCATCAGCGGTTATTTCAAACTGGGGATTTTCCATAACTTAATATCCTCTTTTCTTTGCTTTCTGGTGTTCACGATAAACGTGGTAACCTCCATACCCACCAAATGTGTACATAGCTTGTATTCGTAAATCTAAAGCCTCATGTGCTGGAATAATCTCAACCACTCCATCACTATTTTTGTACTTAATTGGCGTTAACGGGCCTTGCTCAAGAGCAGCCTTTATTTTCTTACCACCCACGGTTTGAAACATAGACTCGACATCTTCCATGTCTGCATCATTGATTGAGTAGTCCATTTGTGCGGCAGAAGTAACAGCAAGAGCGTCATAACTAGCTTCTAATTCTAGGTACTCATTTTGCTTTTCAATCTTTAACTGAGAAGCCATTTCAATGGTATCTTTAGCTTCGTTAGCATAAGCCCTTAGTTCAAGGTTGCTAGGAGTTATTGCACCGTCTTGCTTGTAATGGCCTTTAATAATTTCAACAAACGCTTCATCAAAATCATTTTCAAGATTATAAATAATGGCAGCATTTGCAGGGTCATCATAAGCAAAGGCTTTCTCTGCACGTTTTATAAGTGTTGATTTATAGTCCTTAATTTCTGGGCCTTGTAATAATGGAGTAGCCTGTACTGCTGACTTTAAACTTGCTTGAAGTGAAGCCATGTCAGAAGGGTGTATGTCACCATAAACCATTGAAGCTAGTAAGGTATCGTTAGTTACTTGGACTCCATTAGGGTCATACATCGCATCATTAATCTGCGCTCTAATTGAAGCAGCATACTCTACGTGTCGTTGTCCTCTTGTGACATCGTTCATAGTTGCGTAAGAATCACGAACAGCATTGATTGCAGTTTGCTTAACGCCTAGCACAGTCAAGCTACGACTGTCTTCTGCGGTTACGTTGTAGTTTGGGTTGTCAAAGAACTTTGCGTTAATAGCATTCCAAGCATCTTGAATATCAATTTTCTTCTGCTTTTCAGCTTGTTGGTCAGATAGAGTCTGAGCTTTTTGAGCTTCATACTCTACATGCTCAAACGCATCACCAAGCACAGATTCCGCTTTAGTATTAACTGTTCCATTTTTACCCTTTGCAAACTTTAATTGTGATGCTAAACGGTAGTAATTATAGTTACCAGTTTCTTTATACTTAGCTACTGCTCTGTTGAATACTTGCTCGTTACCTTTTGAATTGGTTATACCACCAGTGAGGTGGGCAGTTTGAACCATATCATCAATATCGGTAGCAACCATTTGTAGCGTTTTATTACCTGATAGAAATGAGGCCATGTGAACATCAACATTAGCGTCTAGCTCGTTACTTGTATTTGTCCTCATACGTGCATCTAGGTACTGGCGGTGTACTGCCCTCATGTTCTGGTCAGCTTCGTTCATCACGCTCATAGCACCAGCAATCATAAAGCGGTCACCTTTAAACGATTCAGCTAGTACAGACTTACGTTCAGCCATAAAGCTGTGGTAGTCACCACCTTGCTCATCTGAGGTAGCTGCAAATTCTTTGTAGGCATTCTCAGTTTCAGTGCGCCACTTGTGTGCATAAGAGCGTCCACGTAGTTCTTTTAGGTGAGCTACAACACCAGCAGACTCATGTGCATATGCAGTAAAGTCATGGATGTCATTAGCGTTATTAAGGGAGTCTGAGATGTGTAGGTTCTCAGCCGTTGCCTTATCTTCTTCTTTCTGCTTTTTACTCATTGTTCCAGCAAGTCTCGCAAGACCTTGTTCAATGCCAGAAGGTGTTTGGTCAGGACGGACGTAGTAATCGCCTGCTCTTGCCGAAGGCTTTAGTGCTGTCACCTCGATGCCAGTGTTAGTCGCCATTTTAATATTCCTTAATATTGTGTGTAATCTGATGATGGTTGAGTTGTATCAGTTGAATACTGACCATCACCTATAGTGTAGTAGTCGTTAGCAATTCCCAGACCTGTAGCAAGTATGCTTGGGCCTGCTTTACTGCGCCCGTCAGCTTGGACTCGCAAGCCCTCTAGCTCATACTGGCGTTGCTGTAGTTTGTTATTAAAGTTAGTGTCAATGTTAGCTTTGTTTCTAGCTTCCACTGCTTTCTTATCACGGATTAAGCGGCTCACAATTGAACCTCCCATCCCTTCTACGGAAGCTTCATAACCAGCTTGGGCTTCTTTAGCTTTTATAGTGTCTTGGAATAGTTTATCGGAGGCTGCGGTGTGTTCTTGTAAAGTTGCCTGTCCCGTTTGGGTTATCTGCTGCATGTAGTTATCACGCGCAGCTTTGTTTTGGGCATCAGCTTGTGCTTGTTTTTCCGCAAACCCTGCTAGTTTCCCTGCTGTTGCCAGCATCATGGGGTCGCACATTTCATTTCACCTTTATAAATTCATAGAATGGCTTTTGGCCCACCCCGTAATTAGGCACTAGGCGTACCATTGTGAAGCCCATCCATTGAAGCCAACGGATAGCTTTAGGATTCTCTGCATGGACATAATTAAACAGTAGGTCATAGTCTGTGTGGACTACATCTAACCATTGCTTGCACTCAGCTTTAAGTTGTTTGGTGTGTTGGTATATGCCTTTCCCACCTAACATCCAAGGTACTCCTACAGAAACCTGGCCTGAATTAACTACTCCAAACATTAGGATAGGAACCCCTGCCTCATCAACAGCTACGTAAGCTGCATCTGAAGCTTGGAGGGAACGAGTCAAGGCCGTAACTGGACCCAAACCACAGGAGACTTTAAGCTCTTCCTTGTCAGCCTCTCTCAACTTTGGGCCTAACAAATTACAATCATTAATTGTTGCCAAACGTACTATTGCCACCATTAAACTCGTCCTGATTTAGTCGTGTAATAGCCTGTCCATTCAGCCGATTGAAAGTTGCACGGGTGATGGGTGGCATTATTTAGAGTGATTGATATGCGGTCATTCTTAGATTGCAGAGGGAACTCAAAAGCACCTGAAACAAGTGGTACTGTACCTAGCGTTAATAGACCTAAAGATGGCCCACCAAACTCATAGTTATGCACGGAGCCTTGCCCAGAAGTAGTTGCTATGAAAGAACCTGTGTCTTCAAACAGAACTTTAAACTGTCGTAACTGTAATCGACCAGAGGTATCTGTAACCTGACTACCACCAGCACCTGTGCTTTTCTTATACATCGTTGAGAATTTATAAGACATGGTATAGGGGAAACCTACAAAGTTCTGACCATCTACAGTAACTGCTATCTGATTTGCAGCAGGAACAGTGCCTGATTGGATAGCATCTAAGTGAACCATCTTGCCTTCTGTGGTTATTTTAGGAGACTCTTGTAGCTGCATCTTTTCCAATGTAATTGAAGTGCCACGTTGTATTAGCCAGTAGGCTGTGGACTCAATAACTGATAGGTTTAAGATACGGTCAGCGAAGGGGAACTCCCACTTAGACCAAGACATTTGTAGTGCTTGACCATCCCGTCTTAGATATTTATAGACATAAGCTGTAGGTACAGTGTGTACCCCATCAGTAAGTACAAACAGTAAATCTTCGTTTGTATTGGATACTAAAGAAGTAGCTTTACCTTTTATATAACGAGGGACATTGAGGGTCGCATCAAGAGCAGTATTGCTTGAAGTGTCTGCCTGTACGAAGAACTCACGCACACCAGCGTGACCTTCACGGTTAGTTGCGAAGTAAATAAATTCACCAGCACCAACTGGCTCTGCTTGTAAGCTAGATTCATATTCTGTTGTCTGATTTATGGAAACAGTTTCAGGAGTCAATGAGTCACCCGCACTCAGCATAAACTGAGTTTGGTCAGAGAACAGTAGAAGTGTCTCGTTAAAGGGAATAGCGTGTCGAAGTATGGACACTTTCGTGTGGCTTACTGCTACATCTATAGGGTCAGTTGCTAGAACAGTTGTGATGGTTTCAGGATAGAACGAGAAGTATTCACCAGAACGGCTAAAGATAACATTCTCGTCTGCAATCAAACCTAATCGGTTGCGGTGAAAGAACACATCATTAAGTTTCTTACCTACAAATGACGGGTCACTCGCAGATATTTCATCACCTACAGAACGGCTAATCCATTCGTTAGGCTGGAAGGTAAATGTACCATTAGCTTCTCTTACCAACTTCCAAGGCATTGTACTGGGGTTGATAGTTGAGTCAGCACCTTCAGCTATAGACTCTTTCCAGATGCCTTGAGAAGTATCACCACTCTCATACTCAACGTAGTAGTTATCAGCCTCTGAATTCTCTTCTCCAATGACCTTCATTTTAACGCCATTAAATCCTCTACGTGGTAGGTCAGAGAATCTTTGTACTGAACCTTTAGAACCAATCAACGCAGCGTTACCGAAGGAGTCTTCAGTTCGTAAGGTAAAGTCATTACCGTCTGTACGTTGAATACGGATAGCAGAACCATCCCATGTAACTGTGTATACAGAACCTAGATTAGCTACTAACTGAGTGGCTAATTGGTTAGCAATGTTGTTGGTCTTTAGGTCAGACTTATTGGTGTCACTAGTGGTATAGGTAGCTCTTTGGGCATTATCTATAAATACTTTATAGTCTTGAGAGTAGTTACCCTGCTTAACATTAACAATACCTTCAGGGTAAGCGACAGTAGATGTACTGGCAGTCACTGATGTGGTAATTGATTTATTTAATATGAAAGTAAAGTCGGCAATAGTTACAGACTTAAAGTCAGTTAAAGGATTTCCTGTGGAGAGGTACGCATAACCACTTGGGGTGGCGACAGTGTATTCAGTTCCATCAAAACCAAACACTCTTAGAGAAGTATTGTCAGCCACTACGATGTATCGCTCTGTGACATCACGGTTAATCGTATGTATAAAGTAATTACCATTAGCTAAAGCGTTGGTCACCAAAGTAGCTAAGTGTTCTGTTGGTGGTCTTTTGCGTAGTCCACTGATGATTGAACTAAACGCATTGACTTGTTCTTCAGCCTGAGAGTTCAAGCGTACACTAGGTGCTTGCTGTGATACTCCGTTTGCTAGGTTAGGGATTGAGCTACTTACCAGTGACATATATCTACCTCGCTAAGATTCGGTAAACGTCATTGTTACCTGTAAGAATATTGTAATCAGCATTCTCAGATTCAGTCAGACGCAGTGTCGTTAAGGCGGTGTACTCGTCTTCACGGTTCATACCATGTAGAGAGTCAGAACCTAATACACGGTCTTGGAATATTCGGGATGCTCGGATTGTCATGTAATGTCTCGCTGCCTCTGGAGTTTCTTCAAAGGCCAGCAATAGAATTAGGCTACATTTCACAGTATCAGTGAATATGTAAGTATGGTTTTGTCGGTCATAAGCCAATGGGCCACGCTGAATTAAATCAAAACTCTGTGATACTTCAGAAGAATCTAAAGAGAGTAAGTTTAAGGGCAGTGGTAGGTTGTTGTTTAAATCTGGAACTAAAGGGTAATTATGCTCAGTATTGAAGAACCAACCTTGAGTTTGTACCTCACGGCTCACACTTCTTAATATTGACAGAGCAGTAATTGCATCAACTGAAGTGATGTCAACCAAGGTGTTGATTGGGGCTTCACCAATTGTATTGAGCATTGTATTAACAGCTTCAAGTTCAGTTGTAGTTGTTAGGGACATGGTAGTGAATCCTTAAAAGAGGAAAAAAAGGGGAACCGAAGTTCCCCTTGAGTGTTTGCCTACTATGGCAATGCTAATTCAATAGCAGCTTCTGGACGCAAGATACCGTGACCCATTGCATATTTAGCAACGAATAAGGTTCCTTGGCGACGAATGTCGTACTCAGACTCTAGGCCTAAGTCCATTAGCTTAACTGTAGCGACAGCAGACTTGTGGAATACCACAGCCTTAGTCTTAGTGAAGTCAGCGTGGTAAGTGTTCTGCTCACCAGTAGTAGTGGTTTGGTTACCAGTAGGTAAGTGGTTAGACTTAACAATGGTAATACCAGCTACGCGCAATACCTTACCATCTGCGTATGCACCAGCACCGCCCCAATCTTTGTTCAAGACAGTAGTGTCTTGTGCAAGCTTGTAGTAGATAGCAGGAGATACAACAGCATAACGCTCGTCTTCTGGAATGTCAGTGCTGTCCATAGACTCAGCAGCGTCAAACAAAGCAGCTACGATGTTCGCAGAGCTAGTGAAGTTAGCTTTAGTGATTACAGTACCACCGTTAGTACCAGTAATAGTTGCAGCACCACGGGCAGCTTGAACAACAACACGCAAGATGTTCTTGTCGTATGTGTTAGCCAACACGTTTCCTAGCTCTTTGGTGTAAGTAGACCTTACATCATAGTGATTTTTGGCTTCATCAATGTTCGCAATGAACGCTGGTGCTACCAATAAATCGTCAACAGCAATAATCTTTTCTGCTGCTTTGATTGAACCACCTAAGATTTCTTCACCAACAGAGTGGTAAGAAGCAGTCGCAGTACCCATTACTGGGAAGCTGGCAGACTTGCCATTAGTGATTGTACGAACAGAATGCATTGCTGCCATTACGTTCTTTTCTTCAAACTGTGTGATTACTTCGCCAGCGAATAGCTTTAAAAATAATGCATCAGTTGCGCCTGCGCCATTGACTTGGCCTAGACGTGATACAGTTGCGTTACTCATTTTAATAGTCCTTAGAGAGGGATTGAAGTTTCAAGTTTTTGTTCTCTTGAGGCTTCGGCCTTTCCGTGACTTCCACAGTGTTGTCCTCCGCAGAGGCAATGTATTTGTCAGTGGTTTAGCTGTGAGCTTATAGAGGGGTGCTTAGATAACGCTGGAACGCGCTAACTTAGCTTCGACTGTCTTACGGAATGCAGGGTCAGTCTTGTATTTAGGGTCACGCATTGCTGCGGTTACCTGTGCAACGCTCTCAAACTTTGAGCCTGCATTTGCAGTAGTGTCACCAGATAGTAACGCAGGGTTACTTCCAGTGTCTGCTTGGTATTGAGCGTTAAGGCCGCGAACAGCCAGTTGTATTTGGTTAGGGTCTGAAGAGTTCATCACAGTGTTGTAGGCTTCAATCTCACCATTGTTAAGATTGTTACTAGCCCAAGACATCATTGTGCCATAGCTCTCTTCACCACCCACGCTGCTGAACATGTCAGTGCGTATCTTTGTGGCTAATGCTTCTTGCCCTGCAATGTAAGCATCGACTACATCACGGGGAATGCCTGACTTTTCGATGGACGCATAGGTATCATCGGACAGACTTCCATCAGCACCGTACTCTGTTTGCAGAGCATCGAAGTCTAAGCCAGCATTAGTAGCGGCTTCTTTAGCTTCATCATTGGTGGGGATTTCAGTAGGGGTTTCGTCACCTTCAGCTTTGTTGATAGCCTGCTCGGTGTCTTTACCGCCTGACATTTTCTTTTCAAGTGCAGCATAAGACTTAGCCATATCTTCTGGAGTCTTAAACTTTTCTGGTAACCACTCAGGCCGTTCATCCGTTGTGGACTCTTGGTTGTCTGGGGTCTGGGGGGAATCACCGTCAGCTTTAGCTACCATCGCATCAATGTGCGCTTGGTCATCTTCACCTTCACCTTGGATGATATTTACAGAATCTACCATTATGTTTATTCAGTTCCTTGTGGGGGTTGTTGCATCTGCTCTTTCATAGCGTCAAAGGCTTGAGGTGCTAACTGTTGTCCAGTTTGCATAGCCATTGCTTGCTGTTCTTCTTGTTGCATCTGTTCATCAGATTTAATCAAGCCATCCATATCCATACCCAATGAAGTACCGACACGTTGGATATAGTCACCCACGTTCATGTACTTCTGAATTGCTTCTGGGCCTAAAGGTTGTAGGTGGTCGAGCATTGCAGATAATTTGTTTAAGTCATGGCCTCGGCCTAAAGCCTCAAGACCAGTAACGATTGTTGGAGACACCACGCCTTTGGGCAATTGCGGAACTTTCTTCTGCTTTTGCATCTGTAGTAATAGGCGGTTTACAAGTGGTAATTGAAATTCCTGGCTCAAGATAGAATAGATACCACCGAGGGCATCTTCTAGCTCTGAAGCCATGTATCGAATCTCTTCAGCAGTCACACGTTCAGCATTACGCTGTACGCTTGAGTTCATCAGGAATGCATATGACAACCTCTCTTTAATTTCTTGAGAAGATTGAAATGCTATCTGCATGTCACCAGACTTCTGCACTTGAAGTGTGCTTACATCGGCTGCATCACCCTCGCGTATAGCACCATTCGGAGCTTCAGAAAGAACACGCGCACGGGTTGTGCCATTGGGACGCACTAAGAATAAAACCTTAGCCGAGGCAGCAGCAGCTTCAACGATAGCCTGAGTAAGAGTCTCAAGAGAATTCAAGTCACCTTGGTATTCTTCCACGTATCCACGTCCGTATGACTCACCGTCAATGCGGCTTAGTCGTAGGGGGATGTATGGAGACTTGTCCAAGGGGAAAGTACCAGTGGCTTCAGGTACAGGAATGCCTGCAACCTCTTGTGACACATGCCACTTGCCGTCTCTTCTTACTACTTGGGTGTATAGCTTTACTGGTTCATCTTCATTGACAGAACTTTCTGAAGTCGGCTCTTCTAACAGAGCGCGTATTTCTTCAGGTAAGGCACTAGGTGCTATTTCTTCTTGAGTGATGATTTCTAAAGCGTTACCCATTGGGTCACGTTTAATAATGTACCTGTCTAAATGGAAGACACGCATACCACCTTTATCAGGCTGGTAAAGAAGCACATTGCCTGCGACTAATAAATGTTTAAGGGCTTCAAACGCGGCAATACGAGTTGAAGAAGATTCAATCTCAGACATTACAGCACGTTCAATTGATGAGAGAGCGTCTTCAACTTCTGCTCTTGCACCTTCCTCTTGGGCTAACTCTTGTAACTTAAAGTCGTCCACAGTTAAGCGGAAGAACGGGGAGTTGGGAGGCAGCAAAGCCAGCAGCATTTTAGAAGATAGGTTATTAATACCACGCGCACCAATTCCTTGGTAAGGGGTGTATAACTTTGAATGTGCTGAGTGACCGTCAGGAGGAAGTAGAGAAGGGATTGTTAGCTTTGCAGCGTCCCTTGCTCTATCAAGGAAAGGTTGACGCGCTGTCTCGGAACGCTCGTAGCGTTGACGAATAGCTGTCATATGTATTTACTTCTTTGGAATGTTAATACCAGTAGCAGAAGTGCCACCTACTTGTGATTCAATCCGCAAGCCTGATGTGCCTTTCTTCTTCTTGTTGGTTTGTGTGCGCTTATTGTCCACGTCACCATTCTCACCAATACGGGGAGCCGCTGGTGCTAGGTCTGCTGGTGGTGGTGGTGGGGGATTAGGTTTAGGGGATGAGCCGCCAAAGCACATATTTAATTCTCCGAGTCTGGGTTTAGTTGGTCATTATTAACCAATTCTAAAAAGTTTATTACTCTGTAAATACCTTTCCATTCCTGAGTCATTTCAGGAGTGAAGGTTAGTATTTCAGGGTTAAGGGGGAATAACTTTTTAAGTGCCTCTACAACCTCAGTTGATACAGGAGGCCATTTGTCAATATCCATTGATAGTCCTTATAGTGCAACAGTTGGTCAGCTTTCGTATTTGTCAAACGCTTCTATCCACATTTTACATTCTGGACTTCTCACTACATCATCGAGAGTAAACTCAACGACAGGTACTGGAAGGTCATAACGATCTGCCATTTTAATTAATACAGACAGGCCAGAAGTATGCTTAACATCAGACTGCTTAATGTCACCATTGATAACGACACGGCAGTTCTCACCAACACGGGTAACAAACATTTTAATTTCGTCAGGTGTGGTGTTCTGTGCCTCGTCTAAGATAACGAAAGCGTCATTAAATGAAGAGCCACGCATGGTTTCAAAAGGTATAACAATGATTGCACCATTCTTAACACCTGTATCATAAGCACCACCGAGTGACTTTCTTAGTACATCAACAACGGGGGCAGTCCAAGGAGCCATCTTCTCTTCAAGCGTACCTTTGAAAGCACCTAATGAACGAGAGGATGGGATGTTAGGACGGGTTAATATAATCTTATTAATCCTCCCCTTGGCATACATCTCAGCAGCAATGGTTGCAGCTATATATGTCTTGCCCGTGCCAGCACATCCCAAGCTAATGGTCTGTGTGTAGTTGTGTATGCAGTCAATGTAGACATTCTGCTTATGGTTTTTAGGTTGTAAAGCTGGTCGCCTTACTGACTCTTCCATAAACTTATCTTTGATTTCACGCTTTGGTTTTTGCTTACGTTGTTGACGTGCCATTTTTACCAGCCCCATGATTCTCCTGACATTCCATCAGCAGAGTAATCTGTAACACGACCCTCAAAGAAATTCTTAAAGGAGTCACCATTTAATACCCAATCTAACCACGGCAGTGGATTTGCAGATATGTCCCAGTTAGCTTTTAACCCTAAGTTAACTAAACGTCTATCTGCGATATACCGTATATATTCTTTAACTTCGCTTTGAGTGATACCTTCCATAGCACC